CCCACTTCGCTTTTTATTCCCTTTGATAACCAGGCCCGTTTACGTCCCTGCCAATTTCCGCCCCGTGTATCAAGCACGGAAAACGGAGGTTCGATGAACTTGTCCCTCAATAGGACATCTTCGATAATTTCGTTGCCAAATAGATCTTTCATATTTTTTAGTTTTGGTTGCCTGTTCGTTTTCGTTTCTATTCTCAATCTCCCTGCGGTACTTTGCACGTATCTCTGCGGACTTTGCACTCTCAGGATGCTCGACTAATTCTTCAATGTCAAGCCTCAAAATTAAGTTCTTTGCCAACTGCCGTGCCATGCGACGGGAGAGGCGGGGTTTAAATAGTTTCATCATTTGCGTTTAAGTCGTTTGCCGCAGCGTGTTTATAGCTCTCTTTGCGATCCTTTAAAACGGTGCTTTGTCCTCGTCCTTCTCCCATTCAAATTCTTTTTTATCTGTTTCAGTATAATTCATTACCGCCTGTTCTGCCGATCTGACAAGCCAGTTGGTGTTATCCCAATTCGTGTCTTTTTGAAAACGCCCGTTGACAAAATTGTATTTCAGTTCCGATAGCCCACCGTTACCGAGATATTTAAACTTCACCTTCTGCCAGTGAACCTCGACCTCATTCAGTAATGTGTTATTGCCGTCCGTCTTCCGGTGAACGGTGAACCCATAGTCACATTTGTTATAGAAGTTCGACGATCCCGAAATATCATACAGCGTCGGGCACTTCAGCTTACCAGTCGTGTCCCGTTCCATTTTCCGGGGATGAGCCACAAGTATAACCAACACATCATTAAACCGTGCAAAATTCGTCAGTTTGTCCAGAAACCGGCTGATGTATTGTGTCTCACTATCTTTGTACTGATGTTCAAGGCGGTTGTACGGATCGATAACGAGTATCTTAATTCCCCGTGTCTTTACCAATATCTTTGCGGCAGTCAACATACTGTCAACCGTGAAGTCATCCTCATTCAAAATATAAAAGAAGTTATCCCGTATATGCTGCATTGCCATCTCGTAATCCATATCCGTTGCCGTCTTTGCAGTGAACCGCTTCCCGATAAGTTTTTCAAACAGCTTTGAGTAATGATATTTCAATGGATAGTTTTCTGGCGTAAAATATGCAGCCCTCCAGCCGAATAAAACGTTCATCTTCATAACAAGATAATCAACAAACTCGGACTTGCCTGAAGATGGTATTCCTGTAACTATTGCAAGTCGGCCCGTTTCCCACCGGATAAATTCATCAAACGGCTCATTCAATATCCTACCCGGCTGCTGCCCGTTGCGGAATAAATCGTCAATGTCAACCTCGATATTGTCAACCGTGATAATTCCCTTTGTCGGGATCTGCACGGCGTTTTTAATTAAGTCGTGAAAGTCGCTGCCGTACTTCAATAGGTAGGCGTTGGCATCTTTGCAGTCCTTAAAACTAACCACAAGGCAACGCTCTGCACCCAATCGTCGGGCCAGTTCATCCCGCAGTTCTATTCCCTTCGTGTCCTGATCCGTCGCTAAGTATATCCGCTTGACGTTATCAAACAGTTCATGATAAGTGTCAAGGTATTCAAGTTTAACGTTCGCACCGTTAGGAACTGAAATCACATTATTAAACCCGCACTGAATAAAACTCAGAGCGTCAATCTCTCCCTCAACAATAATAATGTCTTCATTATTCAGTAGCGCATCCTGGTTGTAAAAAATCAATTCAGATCCGGTATGCATCTTGAATGACTTTTCCGCACCCCGATATTTTATATTCACCAGCCGATCCTGAAAAAAGAACGGAAAACATATTGTTTCAATCTCCCTATTGAATTGAGGCATGAAGGCAGTGTCAGAATAAATCCGCATCTTAACCAACGTGTCCTGTGAGATCATGCGTCCCGTAAACCATTTAACAGCCTTGTCGGTTAGTGCCGTTATGTTCTTCCATGCCGGAGCTATGTATTGTTTTTCCGAGGGCCTGTAAACGTAAAATGATGCGGTGCAATTATGACAATAGCCAACATCCTCATTATTATTCCATGCAAAACATTTATCATTTTTCTTTTTGCGAAGGTGAGAACACTCAGGACAAATGTAACGTTCCTCCTCTGTTCTACCCGCAGGGGTGAACTCATATAATGCTCCGGTGATTGTGCTTTTTATTTTCATCTCGCTATAAAACCGGCTGGTTTAACATATAATTCATCTTCCCACCTCCGTTGATTGAGATACTTTTCAGGATAAGGCAAAAATTGTTTATCCCTTATTGAGGCTATAAACGTAGGCAGTGTGTCGATTATTGTCTGCCGTTCCTGATCTTTTAGTTTATTCCACCGCTGAATACAAAGTTTTTTATTCCCCACTTTTTTACCATAAGCCTCCCAAAAAACATCAAAAGATATATTTATATCATTATTGTCTTCTTTTAATTCTTGTTTGGGTGCAGTCAGCGTTTCCGTAGCGTTTACTTGGCGTTTACTTTGCGTTTCCGTAGCGTTTACCACACCCTGATAACTATCGTAATTACAAACCGTTATGCGTGTAGTATTTTGCATCCCTTCGTATACTAACATTGAGTCTTTTTGTAACAACTCAAAAAAATCCTTTACTGTCTTTTTCGTCACATTCCATCTCTTTGCCCATGTGTCAAGACTCATTACAGACTGTCCCCTTTTACATTCAATTAAAGTTCCTTTTATTAAAACCTTATTGTCGCAATGATTTACACTTAAAAGAACATCAATCCACCATTTAAATCTATGGTCTGATTTCCAAATCCAATGGTCACGTATCTTTCTGTGTAACATTATCCACCCCTCACTCATGACACAAAAATAGAACCCCGTCCGGCACAAAAAAACCTCCAGACCCACGGAGTGTACGCTCCATCTGAAGGATTTTTGCCCGAAACGGGGTATGTTAAAACGGATAATTTGTTCAATAAGCTCATCGTACATTTAATTTGGTATTGCAAATTTACAACTTTATTTCACTTATTCAAAGTCTGGACAAAAAATTTTGATATTCGTCCTCAATACTTGCAATGATCCGGTCACTGGTCAGTTTGTCAGGATACAAAGCCTGGATGACTTCGCTGTATATGAACGGCAATTGCTCACGCACGTAGGCTTCAAATCGTTTCTGAGACATCCGGCCAAAGGCAATGGAGTGATACTCTATAAACTTCGTGCCGTCCTTAAACTCAAAGACAACATCATAATCGCCTCGTAGGTGTTTGAGAAAAACATAGAACTTATCTTTTGACACTTTTGCTTTAAACGTCTTTGGGAGCCAGTCATAAATGTAACCGATCAGCGAAAAATAAGCACGATGAAAAGTTGCATCACGGCTTGTCACTTCCAAAAGTGAAACCACCTCACCAGGGGCAGTAATGTCAATCAGTTCAATCGCATTTTGATTGAAAGGCAACATACCACCTCCGGTGACAGTGAACTCACAAACCCGTTTAAAATCGGTGTCTTTCATCTCCAGGGTAAATCATCGGTATTACTTATTTTCGGTCCGGCATTTTGCTCTCTCCCTTCTGACTGGCTTTCACCTGTTTGGTCCTCGGGCTTTTTGCCAAGCATCTGAAAGTTCGAAGCAATGATTTCGGTAATATACTTTTTATTACCGTCCTTATCATCATACGATGAATAAGTCACTTTGCCCTCAACATAAAGCAACTGACCTTTGCGAAGGTACTTTTCAGCCACTTCCGCGAGATTACCCCAAGCTTTGATGTTATGCCATTGCGTTTCAGTTACTTTCTGTCCTGAGTGATCTTTATAGCTCTCAGACGTAGCGAGTGAGAATGATGCAACTTTCTTGCCCGATCCGGTTGTTCGGATATCAGGGTCTTTCCCTGTGTTACCGATAAGGTGTAATCTGTTAATCATTTTGTTCGTTATTAGGTTCTTCCAAATCTTCCAACTTATCCTTTTTCTCAATAGTCGGAAGTGTATCATACATTATTTTATCTGCACGGTTCATGTCTTTGCCAAACAGTTTACCAATCTTTTCAGCCGCATCTTTTACGGCATAACTTTCAGCAGCGGGGGCAGCTTTCATTACTGCGTCATTCTTCGTGTGATTCCAGTCCATTGCTCCGGCTCCCTTATCGGTCTGAATCGGTGAAGCCCCGATGCCGTCCTGCCAAAGCATCTCATTTGAGAGAACATCCTGGTAG